AGGTCGCCGATGATGACCTCCTCGACCTGGCCCGGCTGGACGTTGGGCCAGGCGTACGTGGAGGTGTTGCCGTTCATCATGTGTGCTTACCGAACAGGAAGCCCGTCGTGCCGCTGATGACCACCAGCGCGCCCTTGGTCACCTCGTCAGTGACCGGGCTAAGGATGATCCACGTCATCGCCGCAATCACGACCAGCGCCAGCACTGCCTGGATGATGACCTTGACCAGTTCAAGATGACGCTCGGTCACCTAGCCCCCGCGTATGAACGAGGAACTCTTGAACGCGCCCAGATACCTCCAGTCCTCGGGCGACGGGAACGCCATCGCGTCGCCGTGGCCCGGCGTCACGATCCTGCCTGGCTTGTGCGAAGGCGCGTTCTGCAGGATCTCGTTTTTCTGGTTCTCCAGCCGGTCGAGCGCCTGCTGGCGCAGCTTGTCGGCCTCGGCGGTCGGCTGGCGGTTGGTCAGCCACCACTGCAGCCGGAACTCGGCGTAGTCGTACAGCCAGTCCAGCGCGGCGCGCTCCCACTTGCCGCCGATGGCCAGGATGTCGTCGTCGGTCAGCACGTCGGTGAAGTACTGCTCGCCGAAGACGCGCAGCTTGCGGTCGGGCGGCGGCAGCAGGCCAAACTCGATGACCCACGTCTCCACCCCCAGGTTGTTGGTCCACTTGCGCGGGCGCCAGTTGAGGTACTCGGCGTCGGCGTACGGGTAGCCGATCTGTGTCTCGGCCAGGTTGATCTGGATCTCGATGCGGTTGACGTTGGCCCAGTTCTCGGACGCCGGCAGTACGTAGCGCCAGGTGTCGGCGCGGGTGATGATCGAGTCGTCCTGCCACTCGCGAAACCAGTTCAGCCCTAGCTGACCGATGGCCGCATTCAGCGCCTCGGTGACCCGCGCTCGCGGGTAGCGCATGTGGATCTCGTACTCGCCGCCGGTGATCGCCGCTGGGAAGCCGGGCGCGTACAGGCTAAGCGTGCCGTCGATGGTCCAACTCTGACCGCGTCGCTCGATGCCCTTGTTCTGCGCGTCCACGTCGCCCGCGCCGTACACCCAGCCGTTGAACTGCTGGATTTGCTGCGGGAAGTACATCAGCAGATCGGGGCAGTGCAACGCCGTCTGGCCTCCAGCCTCGGGCGTGCACACGATAAGCTCCCCCTGGCGGGCGGCTATCTCGCGGATCAGTTGTCGCGCGGTTTTCGCCACGGCGGCTTGCCTTTCAGCACACTGTCCAGCGGGTCCCCCGTCGAGCCTGGCTCTGCTGATTCAGGCTCTCCGGGGGGAGTCTCCGCAGGAGGCCCTACCGTATCGACAGGTCTGTCATCATCCTGCAGAAGCTCAGGAGTGATGATATCGAACACGCCGTCATCGGCCTGCGCGACCTGCCAGCCATCGGGCCAGTGCACGTCGGCGACGATCCTGCGCGTCTGGCTGAGCACTTCAGGCATCCATGACATGGCGTACTCGGTGACCATCACCTTGCAGTCGCCGCGAGCGAACAGGTACGGCAGGTCGCGGGTGTCGTTGATCGTGGCGATGCCGCTGGCGAAGCGCACGCTGCGCCCCGCGCTGGTCGGGATGGTGACCTGGCGCGTGGGCACCATCATCGCGCTAGCGAGCGGCTTTGGGGTAATCACGTCTCCACTCCTGCGGCCTCAGCGTACGGAAGTCGTGCGGGTCGCGCCAGGCCCGCACCGCGTCGTCGCACTTCACGTCGCGTCGATGCGGCACGCACGGCCAGCGGGTGTGGTCAACGTGCTCGTCGAGGGTCACCACACCTCCTTCTGTGGTCTGCTTATGCGTGGCCGAAGATCCTCCTGTGTACCATAGCAGGATGCCCCCCAGAGTAGACCACCACGCATGTCGCGAGTGTGGAATGGTCATCTACGGCAGACCGCGCGCCGATGGGACCAAGCGGCAATACTTTCCCGCTCGATGCGGCGACTGCAAGTACGTCCACAAGCCGCGCGGCGCGACGTGGTTCTTGAGGCGCATCCGAAAGGACGGCGGCTGTTGGACGTGGCTTGGTTCCCGGACGATCCAGGGCTATGGGATATGGCAGGGGATGTACCTCCACCGCTTCTTCTTCCGACTCTACTACGGGTTCGATGCCGAGACAGTCGATCATCTCTGCCGCAACAAGTCCTGCCTCAACCCGCGTCACATGGAGTCGGTAACGGGGGCGGAGAATACTCGTCGAGCCTGGCTGGTGCGTAGGCTCCCTTCTTGAAGATGCGGTCGTACTGGTCCTGGTACGCCGGGCTGGGCAGGAAATAGCTGCGCGCTGTCGCCGCATCCTGGGTCAGGCCCTTGGGCTCCCGACCCAGGCTGCGGTCCCGCGCGGCGCCGGTGGGTGCGGTGCGGGTCCACACTCCTCCGCAGCCGCCCGCGCGACGGTCGGCGGAAAAGATCGACCACTCGTGGGCAGTCTCGCGACCGCCCCGGGTTTCTTGACCGTAACCCCCGTGACCCTCGTTGCGATGCGCGGCCTCGACCTCGATGCACCCGTCGTGGGGGCACGTGTCGTAGAACTCGCCCGTCTTGCGCGGGTTGTAGTCGAGCGGTTTTTCCTTGTCAGGGATATGGATGGCGGTCACGACTGGCTGGAGCCCACCTCACCCCTGAACAACCACGCGTTGCGCGTCCTGGCGTAGCCACTGATCAAATACCATCCGAAGGTCAGGAAGCGGCCTAGCCGGTCAAACGGTCCGGTGACGACCGTCTCGCCGTACGGACCTGTCCAGCTTGACGCGGCCTTGGTAACCGAGTTGGGGCCGAACATCGGGCACGGGTAGACCGAGTTGTTGTTGACCACCGCCGCGCCTCCCGCGTGTGGCCAGCGGAAACCGCCCGCGTCGCCCGGGCCTGGATCGAGCACGAAGCCGGTGATCGTTGTGCCGGCGATGCCCGTGACACGGAACAACTCGTTGGTGTCGGTCCACACGTTGCCTGGCTCGGTGGCGTCCTGGATGCTGAGCCACTGGCCGATGGCGATGTTGGTCGCCGCCGCGACGACGATCTGCGTGTCGCCCGGGTTGACCGCATTGGACAGCGTGGTGGCTACCGCAGAGGTAGGCGCCGCGCCCGCGCCCCAGAAGCCCTTGGCGTTGGCGGACACGATCAGCCGGTTGCCGCCCCAGTACGCGATCTCGCCGTTGAACAGGATCTCAGGATGACTGTACTGCGACATGGTGCGCAGCCCGCCGTTGGTCTGGTCCTGCATCAGGTCGTACAGCACGAACGGGTGGACTTCGCTGGCGATGGCGCCGTCCTCGTACAGCGGCATCTTGATCGAGCGCGCGATCATGGCCATCATCTCAAGGAAGCGGATGGTCATCACGTCCGCGCTGGTGCTCAAGCCGGCGAACTGGTTGCGAGCGGTGCGGTTGTTCTGCAGCCACACACGGCTGCCCTGTCCGAACACTGCCCGGGCGATGTAGTCGATGCTCTCGGCCAGGTTGTAGCCGTTGACGTACGCCGCCTGCTTGTACACGTCCGCGTATGCCGTGGCGACCAGGAACTTGGTCACCTCGATAGCGCCACCGAACTCGGACAGGGTGACCACGACCTCGGACCCGCGCATCTGGTTGGGCGCCACGTCGATCAACTCGTCGAGTACGGTGAAGTTGGGGGGCATGTTCTCGATGATCGGGAAGTTCTGGCTGATGCCGCGCTGCCCATTCATCACCGGTCCCTTGAGATCAGCGAACTGGTCCCAGTAGACCATCGACTGGCCCTGCAGATAGAAGTCGGCGTCGTACATCGCCTTGACCTCGGGGGCAAGTGCGACGGTGCCGGTCGTGCCTTGTGGCATGGTTTAGCGTCTCCTGGATGAAGTCTTCGGCGGCTTCCGCCTGGGGGGCTTCTTCCGCCCGCCGTATTGAGGCTTCACCTGAGCGCTGAGGGCTTGCGTCCCCGTGCTGCCTGCGGTCACCCCATGCGCTCGCGCATCTCCCGGAGCTTTTGCGCCTGCGCTTTGGGTCCTTTGGCGGACTGATAGCCGTTGACCAGGGAGCGTACGTCCTCCTCGGTTGGCTTCTTCGTCGCCCGCGAGGTGCCCTTGGGACCGTTGGGGGATGACACGCCCAACTCGTCCTGGATCTCTCGGCGAATACGCTGCTGCATCTGCTGCGGGGTTTCGTTGGCGGGGGGTTTGCGTGGCACGTCGGCTTCTCCGTTCTGACTCTGGTGCGCGGCGCTGCGCATGACCGCGCGATAGAAAGCGTCCTCCGACTCCCAGGCGGCTTCGTCCAGGGTGGATACGTCCACCTTGACGCCAAATTCCTGCTGAGCCTCGCCGACGATCTCGATGGCACGCCGGCGCATGTATTCCACGGAATCCTGTTCGGGGGCCTGGCGCTGCTGGGGGCGGGGCTGTTGCTGCGCTGGTTGCGACGGCGTCGCAGCAGTCCGCTGCATGTGCTGAATCTGCTGGCCCAGGATCTGAATCTTGCGCTCCAGGCGCTGTTCCGGGGGGAGGGTTTCGAGGTAGCTGTCCAGTTCGCGCTGCTGGCGCGCCTGCTCGGCGCGCTGCTGCTCGGACAGGCTTTCGGTCAGAAGGCGGACCTGTGCCTGCAACTCGGTGACGGTGCCGTGCAGGGCCTGGGACTGCTGCTGGGCAAAGGCCGCAGCGCGGCGTGCCTCCGCAGCCTCAATGCCCTGCCGTCGTAACCGTCTCTGCAGTTCTCGCTCGCGCTCGCTCTCGTCCGCCTCCGATGCCGCCGGCTCACTACCGTCGCCTGGCGGGGACGGGGGGGCCTCTTGTTCGGCGGCTTGTGCAGATTCGTCGAGATCGGTGGTGGTCATGGATTACCCGTTGTGCGTTCCCTTCGCCACGTCGGGGCCGGAATAGCCCACGTGGTTGGTCAGCCCGGGCTTGGTGCCGATCATGCTCTTCGGTACAGGGCCGGACGCGTAGCCGTCTTTCTTGAAGTCGGCGTTGGTGCCGGTGCTCTGTCCGGACACTTTCTGGTGCTTCGAGTTGATGTTATTGGCCATACAACCTCCTCAGTTTTTGCGACCGCCGCGCTTGCCGCGAAACAACACGTTAGCCACCTCCCTTGTTGCGATCCGAGTCGTACTTCTTGACCGGAGCGGGTACGGATTTGCCTTTGACCTCGCGCTCCGGACGGAGGTCCACACCCTGCTGCTGATACGCCTCGTGCTGGTTCTTGAGATATGGCCGGTGCCACTGCTGGAGTTGGATCTTGCCCTCCATGACACCAATCTTGCCCTGATACTTCTGAGCCTCAGACCGGAATCGGTCGGTGCTAGTCCTGTTGTTCGGCATCGGCGTCTCCTACTGTACTTTCTCCCGCTGGCGGTTGCGAGGGGTTCGTGTCGTCGTGCGCGGCCAGCGTCTCCAGCGTACGCCCCGACGTGTTGAGCAGGAATTTGCGCGTATACAGGTACGCGCCCCACAGGTTCATGTTGCGGTAACTGCCGTTTACCCACACCTTGACCCGGGTGTGGATGCGCTCCTGCGGGCTGCTGGCGCGGTACAGTTCCTGGATCTTGTCGCGCCTGATTGTCTCATCCCGGGGCGGGCCTCTCCGCGCGTCGCGCTGCAGGTCGGTGTACCCGACCAGATTGCCGGAGGCGTAATCCTTCCAGCCCTCGTTGGTCATCCCCCGCCCGAAGCCGAAGAAGTGCTCGTAGTCGAGGTTGTGCTCGTTGGGGATGCCCGTCGTGTTGACCGTGCCGCCGATCAGGAATTTCTCGCGGCGGTTGTCGCCGCGCTGCTTGGCTTCCGCCAGGGTGCGCCACTGCGGCAGCTTGAGCGCCATGCCCAGGCCGATCTTCTTGATCTGTAGCTCGGCCCGGTCGGAGTCGTCCTGGTTGGTGAACATCGGCGTGCCGTCCGCGTTCAGGAAGCGCGGGAAGTTCTCTTTGTCCCGGCTGGCGAAGTACGTCTGCAGCGCGTTGTTGTAGCTCTTCTCCATCGGGCTGAGTTGCTTGATGTCCGACAGACGCAGGCTGATGCGCTGCAGCAGCACGTCGGGATCGACGCCAAGCTGGGCTGCGGAGGCTTTCAGCGCGGCGCGCTGCGCGTCGGCGCGCTCGTCCACGTCCGCGATGGGCTTCTCGGGGTGCGCGGGGTCGTTGCCCGCCGCCAGGAAGGCGCTGGCGGCTTCGCTCAACTGGCCCGCCGTGACACCCGGCAGTCGGGGCATCGGCGGCACCGCGCCGGAAGAGAAGTCCTGGTTCTGGACCTGCCACTTGAGCAGGTCTTCGAGCGCGTCGGGGTCCTGCTGGTTGGCTTCGGCCTGGTCGCGCAGATACAGGTTCTGCGCCTTGCGCATCTGATCCTCGTTGGTCGGATCGACACCCTGTGGCGGCGCCCAGTAGCCCTGCGACAACTGGCTGGGGTCGATGTCGGGGTCCACATCGGCGGGCCGTTCGCTGCCCAGACCCTTCGGATTCCAGACGTTCATCAGCGCGTTCTGAACGCCTGCCCGGAGAGGCTCCGGCAACTTGCTGGCGAAGTCGTCGAAGATCTCCTGGCGGCGAGTCAGCAGTTTGCGCTGCACCGAGAAGTTGTGCATGATGTCGTCGAAACCCGCGCCGGTCGTCTTCGACTTGGGGTCCTGGTACTCGGCGAACGCATTCTGGACGTCCTGGTCCAGGCTCTTGCGCCGCTGCCGGAAAGATTCCTCCAGGTGCGACTGCAACTCGGGAGGGATGCCCAGCCACGTCTTGAAGCGGTCGGCCGCGCCCAGGTTCTCGCCGACCGGCGTAACGCGGCTGACACGCGTGGCGCCCAGCATCTCGGCCAGCGCGTCGCCCAGGTACTGGTTGTAACCGCGCGTGACATCCATCTTGCGCGAGAACGTTTGGGCGAACGCGGGCGCGCTGGGCGCGATGGCATGGGATATGAAGGTGACCCACGACATCGGGTCTTCCGGCTCGGGCTTGTCCAGCGGCTTACCCGTGAAATCCGCCTGCCTGTTACGCACCAGTTCGCCGAGTGCGCCGATTGCGCTCACACCCGGGCCAAGACGGTTGCCGACGTACTCCAGCGTCTTCTCGACCGGCTGCGGCGGCACTTCGAGCCTGGTCGGGTCGCCCATCGCTGCGCGCTGCAGCCGCTGGCCCTGCTGCGTGTCGCCCAGCAACTCCTCGGCCTTGCCTAACCCCTGCTCCATGCCCCGCGCCCACTCGCCGATGACTTCCATCGCCCCGCGCAGCGGCGGCATCACGTCGTAGGTGATGTGGATCGGCACGCCGCGCTGAACGGCGCGCAGGTCGTCGTTACCGGTGGACATCGCCAGCCCGTTGTGGATGCCCGTACCGTCAAGCTGATACTCCTTGCCGTCCGGGTTATCCCAGGTGAAATGGCCGGTGGTCGCCACGTTGAGCGCTTCGATGAAACCCATGTACGAGGTCAGGCCCTTGACTATCTGGCGGCGCGTAAGCCAGCCCTGCTGGCTGGGCATCGCCAGGCTGAGCGCCTGAGACACCTGGCCCTCGGTCCAGTCGGAGGCGATCAGGCTGTAGCGCATGATGTCCTGCGCCCACGGCGAGCGCGCCATCGACAGCGAGTCGATGCCGCCCAGCGTTCGGTTGACGAACGTGGCGATCTCCGTCTCGGGCACGTGTGGATGGGCCTTGGTCAGGATGTCGAACATGCCCAGCTTGGCGGCGGGCAGCGCCTCGTAGAAGATGGCGTGGTGCATCACGTCGGCCATGCTGGCGACGTTGGA